CTCTGACAACAGGTATGTAGATACCGCTAAGAACAGGTATGTACATACCTCTCTATATAAAGAGATAAATACAAGAGATAATAAGAAGAGTAAATCTTTATTATCTAAAGATAATAAAGAAGCTTCGGAAACCGAAGCTACCTTAAAAAAACCTTGCGATAAATATAATTATACTTATACTGGAGAAATAAAAGATAGTACTTTTTCTTTTAGAATGAATCAAACTAAAAATTCTTATGTTAATATGTTGGAATGTGATTATGGGATTACAGTCTCAACCACATTTGAAGATAATTTACTTAATGGAAAAGAAAAATATTTCAAAGCATTGACTACTTTTCTTTTGGAATGGAATAAAGAAACCCCAAATAAAGTAAATACATTTAAAGATTTAGTTAAATCATATTTTAGAAATATATTTGTTTCACCAGAAGGAGACAGTAAACATAATTATTATAAGACTAATCATCCTAAACCACATCAAATAATTACTAATAATAGCATTGATTTATGGCATGAATTTTGGATTGATAATCCATTACTCCAGATAAAATCTAAAGAATTATCACTTGAAGTAAAAAAACAACAAGCTAAAGAAATTAAAAAATACAAGTGGCATCTTGAAGGATTGAAAAGATATATGTTTGATAATTCAATTAAGATATTTACTTCTGCTAAAAATAAATGGTATGATTTAGTGGATTTAAGAGATGAAATTGAAAAATTCAGAGAAGAAAGTGGAGTAAAATAAAACTTATGGAAAAAATAACTGAGTACATACAAGATAGTATTATCTCTTTATTACTTCAGGATAAAAATTTCTTGATGTTATGTAGAACAAATGTTTCAACAGATTTGTTTGATGGGAGAGTACGAAAAGATTTATGTTCAATGATTTATAGTTACTATGATAGTTATGGCGATTCTCCAAAAGAAGATTTCAAAGATTATATTAAATTATCTAAAGACCGAACAAAAGAAACAAAACTTTACAGATTATATTTAAAAAAAATAAAACATCTTGATTTAAATAAAAAGTATGTTATTTCACAATTAATTGAATGGATTCAGTACCAACAATTAACAGGAGCAGTTTTAAAATCAGCAGAGTTAATTAAAGACAAAAGATATAAAGAAGTCAAACACATTATAATTGAAGCATTTAATACTAAATTAAATATCTTAGATGTTGGAATGGACTTTTGGGATTTTGCTTATACAGGTGAAACAGATTTGGATGTTGTTTGCAGAACAGGAATAAGGACAGTTGATAAAAAATTAAGAGGTTACTGCCGAAGTGAATTGTTTCTCTGGTTAGGTGCTACGAATGTTGGAAAATCATGGGCTTTAATTGATGGTGCTAGGTCTGCTCTTTTGCAAGGAAAGAATATTGTTTACTATTCTATTGAAATGACTACCACAAATATTATGAAAAGATTAGGTATGGCAATATCAGGAATGAAAAGAGAACATACTAACGATTTTGATGAGGACATAATTGTTACTTATAGTGATGGAAAGATGGTGAATTTTAAAGATAGAGAAGTTCTTAATACTGATTCAGAGGCATACAAACATACAAGGTCGTTTTACAAAAAAAGAAGAGGAAAGATTATAGTAAAAGAAGGAATTGAAAATAGGTGGACAGTCGGTTCAATACACTCACACCTTAATCAATTAGAAATAAGTGGTTTTGTTCCTGATATAATTTTTATTGATTATGCTGACCTGCTTACATCAGATAGAAAATTTAAAGAAAAGATACATGAAATAGATGATGTGTTTGTCAATTTGAGAGGATTAAGCAAAGAAAGAAATATAGCTGTAGTAAGTGCGACACAGGGAACAAGAGATGCCATTGACGCAAGAAGAGTTGGTCTTAGACAAACATCAGGAAGTATAGGAAAAGCTAAAATAGCAGATGTAGTGATTACTCTCAATCAGACAGAAGAAGAAAGGCGTAATAGGGTAATGCGTTTATTTGGTGCGAAAGTTCGGGAAGGCACAAAATATTGGTGGGTACACTTAACTCAAGTATTGGAAATAGGTGCTTTTTGTGTTGACGATGAAGAACTTATTACAGAGGATTTGTAAGTTCATGCATAGTAGTAATTAAGGAAAGAAAAAAAATATATTTTTTACTTGACAAATGTGATATAATATGCTATACTATTGCCATAATAAATTTTCATTTAAATAGAAAAGGGGGTGATTATAAGATTAAAGCCAATATTTTAGAAAATATAAGAACAGAACATTTAAAATAGGAGAATAAAATGACAACAGCAATTGTAGAGGGAAAAGAAGTTAAAATTGGTGACACAGTTGGATTTAAAAGTGATTATGAACAATACGGCAGAATTGTGAGTATTAAAAAAGATAAGACACTTGGCGATGAACTTACCCTTGAAAACCTAAACGGTTTTGGGGGAGACTATTTACGATATGCCACAAGAACTGTTGAGTCTGCTGATAAGTGTTGGTTATAATTTTAACTATTATTTAAAAGGAGAACGGAATGAACATTTCAAATTCTGATAAAATCGAATTCCTTAATCTTGCAAATTACATGTCACCTGAAAATGTTTCTTGTGATGGTGAACTTTCACGAACAGAAACAAATCGCAAATATTCTAAATTACAAACTCAATGGAGAAAGCTTGAAAAGAAAGTTGGTTGTAGGGTTGAGGAAGATGAGGTTTGGGATTGGTATAAGGAAGGAGATATAAATGAAATGTACTCTTAAAAATTTATACATGGTATGTGATAAAATAGCTGAAACGCATGTTGATTCACAAACTGGTGCAGATTTTGCAGAGTTTGATGATGAAAGCGATTTACTTAACGCAGTAAAAACTATTATTGATTGGTATAAGGAAGAAAAAACAATTAATGGTCTTAGAGAGGAAGGAATAATATAATGCATGCACCAAAAGAACGAAAGAACACCATGAGAAGATTAATAATAATTGTAATTTCTATATTATTTATTCCTCTTGGATTAATATCTTTTCTATGGTGGAAATAAAGCCTATGGATTATGATGAAGAAGTTATGGGAAAACGATTGGTGAGTGTGAAAAAAGAAAGTCAACAATTTGACATTAGAAAGTATCTTACCACTCAAGGTGTTCATTTCATTGAGAGTGGCAAAAATGTAGGTGAAGGAAATATAGGTATCTGCTGTCCTGCGTGTGATGATGATAATTTTCATATGGGAATACGCACAGACATAAAAATCTACAATTGTTGGAAATGTGAAGAACAAGGAGACCTTGTTAAATTTATATCTTTGATTGAGGGTGCAAACTATTATCTTGCATTAGCTAAAATAAAAGATTCTGCATCTGTAATTGATAGGTCAGATTTTCAAGATAAAATCAAGGATGTGTTTGCAAGGAAATCTATTGAAGAAGAAAAACAGAAAATGGAAAGAAATCTTCTTGTGCCTTGTACCAAATATCTTCATGAATTAAATTCTGAATTTGAATTGGATGAACTGTTTTTGAATTTTATTTATGAAAGGCGTTATACAGTTAAAGAACTGGAAGAATGGGGAGTTAGGGCAGAATTGTTTAATGATTATGCTTACAGATTAATGTTTCCTGTCACATATAAAAAAAAGATAGTAAACTATGTTGGTAGAACAGTAATTGATGCCCCGAATAAGTATAAAAATTGTAGTAATAATGATGCTGTCTTCCCTATAAAAGATTTACTTTATGGTTATGATTATGTAAAGATAGGGCAAGATAATCTTGTTATATGTGAAGGAGTGTTTGATGTAATAAGATTTGGTAAGGGAGTGGCTGTTGGAATTTTTGGAAAAGCAATTACAGTTAATCAAATGGAATTACTTTATTCACTTGAGATAAAAAAGAGAATATTAATAGTTCTTGATGGTGATGCGTTGAGAGATGCTGAGAAAATAGCAAAAGAATTACAAGCTATTGTTAAAGCAAAAGTAGAAGTGAAATGTCTTCCATCATGCCATGATCCTGATGATTATACTAAAGAACAATTAAAAGAGATTATAAAATAATTTGAAAAGGAGAATAAAATGATTGACAAAGACGATGATCCATATTCATTATTGAGTTCTGATATGAAAGATTTAAGAAAGTATGCTAATGAAGTTCTGAAACAAAAAAAGAAAAGAGACTCAAGAGGAATTATGACAAATCTTGCTATGGTTAAGAAAATTGCCGATAGTGCTATAAAGAGTATGTCTAACAAATCTAAAGTTCTTAAAAATCTTTATATGGAGAGTTCCTTATGATAAAAGTTGATGATTATAAATGTTTTGTTTGCAACAAGCCAATAAAAGAGTTGTATAAATTAATGGTCATTAGTGAAGAAAGAAAAAAAGCATGGAGAACAAGTGATTTTGATTCTTGTGATAATAAAGAAATAGAAAAGAAATTTGAGGTGGCGAAAAAAAGAGCAAACAATAAAACGGTATGTATAGGCAAAGGTTTAAATAGGCATAGTAGATGTGAACCAAGTTCAAGTAATTGGATGAAGAATCCTAAATTAAGGAAAGTACACGAAGAAGTTATGGGAAAATAAATGGCAAGATTTGATAATGAAACAATAACTAAATACGGAAAACGGATTGCTAGAGCTTTGGGAGTGGTTATTAAATGTGATGAATTTGGAAGAAATTGGAGCAGGGAAAATAAAGATTGTAAATTATGTAGAATAGATTCACAAAGATATAACACAAAATGTAGAGAATTTTCTTTGGGAATCAAAACAGGATATAAACCCACAAAAATTGGAAGACCTAGAAAGAAATTAAAGCTTAAACAAAAAGAAATTTACAAAGTAAAGGGGAAAAAGAATTCGTATCAACTCTTTAAAAAAGGAACAAAGATAAGGACAGTTTATGATTTTTTGAAAGATGAAAGTAATATTGGTAAATTGGAATTAATAATGAAACATGTTGCAGAAACCTTTGAATGTGATACAACATCTGGTTCTATTGTACAACTCATAGCATACATACGAAAAGCATTAAGTGAATTTGGGCATGAGGAAATTAAATATTATGGGGGAGTTTATTATTTAACAAAAACCAGACAAGGAAATCGTTATGATAACATTAAACCTAAAAGGAAAGAATGCACAGAAATTGTGAACAATGTAAAAGAGGAACACCTTCAACATTTGAAGGCATAGGAAATCCTCGTTCCGATGTACTCGTCATAGAAGAACAGCCTTTTAATATCTCAAAACTTTCTAGAGAGTTAGTCAGGGCAGGTTTTTCTATGGATGAAGTATATATGACAAGTGTTGTCAAATGTAGAAGTAAAAAGAAAATCTCTGATAAACAAATAAAATTATGTAAAGAATTTTTAATGGTTGAAAACAGCACACCCAAACTTATTATACTCATGGGCAGTGTTGCCTGTAAAGCCTTCCTAGAGAGGACAGGTGGAGTCAATAAATTCAGAGGATATGTAATTCCTTCCAACAAATTCAATTGTAATATTGTAACCACTTTTAGTTTAGACCAATCCCAAGTACATTATTTAGAACCAGTGTTTCGTAGAGACCTTAAAATAGCTAGAAAAGTTTTAGACCAAAAATTTATTGAATCAGATATACGAACAGATAATAATGTTATCTTGTCTCATGATGATGTAATAGATTTTCTTAAAATGATTAAGGAAGAAAAGAAACCCTTTGCTTTAGATTGGGAAACCAAAGGTCTTAAACCTTATAATAAGGGAAATCATATAATTAGTTGTGGAATATCCACAGATAAATATAATTCCTATACATTTTTAGTAGAAAAAGATGATTTGAGTAAATCTTCAATTCAAGAAGCACTTAAAGAATTGCTTGAGAGTGATTGTAAAAAGATGTTTTTTAATTATAAGTTTGAAAAACTATGGGCTAAAGAAAGGCTTTCAATAGACATACAAAATAATGTTTATGATGTAATGTATATGTCTTATATTTTAGATTCTAGAAGAGGTGTTCATAGTTTAGATCATCAAGCATTTGTTAGATTAGGTTTGGGCAAACTTAAAGAAGTAGATAAATATAAAAAAGATATGGTTCAGTGTCCTATTGACCTTCTTCATAAGTATAATGGTCTTGATGCTAAATTAACCTTTGCACTTTATCAGATGCTTGAAACTTTGATGGATGAAAATGATTGGAAAGTTTATTTTATGATGTTAGATGGTGCAGAAGCCACCTTGAAATCTGAAATGAAAGGTGCTTTAATAGATATAGATATTCTTAATAAAAATAAAAAAAAAGTACAGCGAGAAAAACAAGAAGCTAATCTGATTTTATCACGCCTTGATGAAGTGACAAAATTTCAAAAAATAGAAAACAAAACAATTAATCTGAATTCAACTCAACAAGTAAGTAAAGTTATGTTTGATATATTAAAATTAAATGGTGCTAAAAAAACAGTTACAGGAGCAAAGAGTATTGACGCAGAAGTATTAGAAAGGTTTGGTGATGTTCCGTTCTGTAATCATTTATTAAGATATAGGAAAGCAAGCAAGTTACTTTCCACTTATTTAGAGGGGTTTGAAGATCACATTTATGATGATGGACTCCTTCATACTAATTATAATTTGACATTTACAGAGACAGGGCGATTAAGTTCGGACTCACCAAATCTACAAAATTTTCCCAAAAGGGATAATCCATTTGTAAGAGAAATGTTTACTGTTCCACCAGACCATGTATTAATGTCGTTTGATTACAAAGGGGCAGAAGTTTGTTGTATGGCTATGGAAAGTAAGGATAGAGAATTAATACGACAAGTAAATGCTCATTATGATATGCATCAGTTTTGGGCTGATAGACTTTCTCAAGTATTAACCAAAAAAATAAACAGGTTTGATGCTAAGAATGGTTTTGTTTTCCCTTCATTTTATGGGGCAGGTTTTAAATCAATTGCAAGGAATTTAGGAGTGCATGAATCAGGAGTAGAACAGTCACAAGATGAGTTGTTTCGAATGTATCCTTTTATAAAAAGATGGCAGAAGAGATTAAAATTATTTTATAATAAAAATCATTATGTTCAAAGTCTGTTAGGAAGAAAAAGATATGCACCACTTGATTATAATCAGATGATTAACACCCCAATACAAAGTCTTGCCAGTGATTTCTGTTTGTTATCAATGATTAAAGCATCTAGAGAGGGGTATAAAATTCCATTAATTATTCATGATGATATAACTCTTTATGTTCATGAGAGTGAGATTTTAAAGACTTATAAACGAATTAAAAAGATTATGACTCAATGGGATTTTGATTTTCTTAATGTGAATATGGAAATAGAATGTTCTATTGGTCGTAACTGGTTTAAACAAAAGCCTTTAGAATTAAAAAGAAAACCAAAGAAGTGTCAAGAATTTGCTTGACATTCAATGTAATATATGATATAATTAATTGTACAAAAATGGGAGCATTAAATGAAAGGGAGACACACCAGAAGAGTCACAAGAAGACACATAGAATCAGGAAATTATATAGATAGAATCACAATAAGTAAAGCTGTAGAAATTCTTGAACCTCATTATTCCTTTGACACAGCTTTACAATCAGAAAGGAGAACGCTTATAAGAAGTAATCTAAAAAATAACAAAACAATGTATTCAAAAATCTATTCTTATCAATTAATTTAAAAGGAAAAACGAAAATGGTAAAAAATAAAGCAAAAACAAATTTCAATCCAGATAGAATCAAAGATAGAATCGAAAGTGTAGACAGGGCTACAGGATATTACCATATAGAAAAAAATGATGATTTAAAAAGTTACAGAATGATAGAAGGAGACAATTTCATTAGAGTACTTCCTGCTTATGATGCTGAACATGATATGGCATTAGATATTCATGTTCATTATGGTGTGGGTGGAGATAAAAGTTCTTTTTTATGTCTAAAGAAAATGAAAGATGAAGATTGTCCTATTTGTGAACAAGCTTTAAAATATCAACAAGCAGGGAAAGAAGAGGAAGCCAAGAGATTAAGACCTGCTAGAAGAACATTATTTTTTATTCTGGATAGAGAGAAAGAAGATGAGGGGGTAAAATTGTTTGAAGCCCCAACAGCTAGTGTTGGTGATCCTTTAATCAGTCTTTGTCTTAATAGACGCACAAGAAAGATTATAGATATAACTGATATTAATGTTGGCTATGATGTTATCATAGTTAGAAAA